ACGATTACGATATAGCTAACCAATCAGGTGCAAACTTTAGAGCAGACTTAAATAATGCTTTAGATGCTATTGTATCTAACAACTCAGGTTCGTCAGAACCATCTACTACATTTGCTTATGAATGGTGGATTGATACATCTGCTAATGTATTGAAGCTAAGAAATTCTGCTAACAATGCTTGGATTACTTTGCCTTTATCAATCACCGCAGATAATTCAACATCAGGTGCTTTGACAGTAAATGGTAATTTAAGCACGACAGGAACTTTAGATGTAAATGGTGGTGAAATAATTTTAGATTCTGATGCTGATACATCTATAACATCAGATACAGACGATCAAATAGATTTTAAGATTGGTGGTACAGATGTTGCTACTTTAACAAATAGTCATTTAGTTTTAAAAGGCACTACACCAAAAATTACTATTGGTGATGGTGGTGAAGAAGATACAGCTTTAATATTTAATGGTAATGCTCAAGATTTTTATATTGGTTTAGATGATTCTGCTGATGATTTAGTTATTGGTACAGGTTCTACTGTTGGCAGTAATCCAAAAGTTGTAGTAGAAAATGGCGGTAATGTAGGTATTGGTGAAGCATCTCCATTAGGTTTGCTTCATGTCAAATCAGGAGAATCAAGTGGTTCTGCTGATAGTAATGCAGATGAACTTGTTATTGAAGGTTCAGGTAATCATGGTATTCAATTTCTAGGTGCAAACAATTCATTCATGCAACTTTTATTCGGAGATAGTGATGATAGCGATGTAGGTTATCTTGCATATGACCATACTAATAATGTTTTAAGTTTTGGTGTCAATGCTGGTGAAAAATTAAGAATCCAATCAGGCGGTGGTATTTCTTTTAATGGTGATAGCGCAACAGCAAACGCTTTAGACGATTATGAAGAAGGCTCTTTTGATCCGCATATTTATAGTGGCGCTACAAATTCAATTCTTCTTAATAACGCTGGTCAAGGTAGGTACGTTAAAATAGGTAGGTTTATTTACGTAACAATACAAATTTTTCAGAATAGCGTTCCAAGTACTGTTACAAGTGGCTCAGGTAACTATATTGCCTTGCCTTTTGTTTCTGCTGGTGTAACTACAGGAGATTTGAACGCAAGTGATTTTAGACCTATGTACTATAATGGCATGGGAACTATTGTTGCGGGGTATCTTTCAAGTAATACAAACAAAATGTTTTTATCAACGAGTCAAAGCAACATTTTAGCAAATTTAGCTGGTGCAACTACAATAGGTGGTTCTGTCAGGTTTTATGGAAACATAGTATATTTTACAAGAGATTAATTTTTTTTAAGAGGTAAAAATGGCAATAACAAAAGAAACAGTAGTAGATAAAATTGAAGTTCTTGAAATGGGTCAAGTAAATGTCAGAACTGCTACAGTAATAAAAGAAGATGATAATGAACTTAATCGTTCTTTTTTTAGGCACGTTTTAGAACCAAGTGTCAAAAATGGTGATTCTTGGGAAGATTCTAATATATCTAGTGAAGATGCAAAAGTACAGGCTATTTGTAATGTTGCATGGACTGATGAAGTAAAAACTGCTTTTCAAGAAATGATGGATGCACAAACATCTACAGGAGAATAATGTGTCTAATATAAAAGTAAAAAACGATAATGGTGAGGTTGAAGAATACAACAAAGAAGATATGACAGATGAACAAAGAAGTTTGTTTGACTCTCTTTTAGATTTGCAAAAAAGATGTATTGAGATTGAGCCTATTGCTAGAGAATTTGCTGATAAAAAACAATTGGTTGATTTAAAATCAAAATCGTTACTAGAAAGCCTTAGAGGTATAGGAAATGCCAAGAAAGAAAGCGACAGCGAAGCCAAGATCATCGACTAAAAAGCCAACTGTTGAACAAGTATCAAACTCTTTAGATAGACATGAAAGAGTATGCGAACAGAAATGGAAAGAAAACTTCCGCAGATTAGATTCTATTGAATCGGATATAAATACTACCAATAAAAGATTATGGCAGATAGCTGGTATTGTTATCGGTCTACTATCTTCCCTTGTGATTAATGCCTTCTTCATGTGAAATGAACATTGAAGAATATTATGTTGAAATCTCAATATTTATAGCAAGTGTCTTAGGCGGTCTTGCTCTTAAAGATTATTC